GTAACACCAACAAATACTGTTACTCTAACAAGTAGTTTAACGCCAACTCCATCAGTATCTGTATCTGTTACTCCATCATTAACTCCGACAAGTAGTGTAACACCGACCAATACTGTTACACCATCTAATACTCCTATTATTCTAAAGCAGTATCCTATAGTTATTAAAGAAACAAACTTACTATTAGACGAATATTACTATTCTAGATTTAGTATTTATGGTTATGATAATGAAGTTAAGATTAGCCCAGCAAATATGCTATATAAAGCATCCAAAAACTATCAAGATATTGGGGTTATAGTCCAGAAGCCCACAGGTAAGAAATTTGTAGTCAATGGAATTGTTGTTTCTGATACCGTAGATGTTATCAATATAGTATCTGAAACAGTTTATGTACCACTACTTAACAATCAGAATATGGCAGGGGCTGGAACATCATTTATTCCTTATTCTAAGTCTTCTCATTCATTTAGTAATAACCGCATAGAGTTTACAGCGAATACTAATGGAACATTCACATTTTCATCCGCTGTTTTGTCTGAAGGAACGCTATCAGTATCTGTTGACGGCAATGCTTTAGCATCACCAGACCTATCATCGATGAGTATGAATTTAAATAAGAATCAAAAGGTTATAATATCCAGTGCCGGAGGATCTCCAGTACTTACTAATATTAGAGCTTACTTAATTCCAACATCTATTAGTAGTGAATATAACTATCAGAATATACAGAACATACTCTCAAGATGTGAAACTAGCACATGCGCCACGAGCACCCCCACCAGAACAGTTACTTCAACACCGACAGCAACTCCAACCATAACGCCAACGAATACCCAAACCGTAACACGCACAACAACTAATACTCCAACAGCTTCTGATGGCACCATATTCCCGCCAACAGCACTTACTGCAATATCTGGAGACGGTCTGGCTCTTCTAACTTGGACAGCTCCCGCCATTGGAGTAAGTTCGGCTACAAACTACTCTGTGCAATACAGTAGTAACAACGGATTAACTTGGACAACATCTAATAGAACACCATCAACAGCTACTAATCATACGGTTAACGGATTGATAAACGGAACAACATATGTTTTTAGAGTTGCTGCTATGAGATCTAATGTCATAGGATTGTATACAGCAGCTAGTAACAGTGTTATTCCAGCACTAGCAATACCCAAACTAACAGTGTTTCGCCCAAATGGACCTAGCACATTCACAGGACGTGGTACTGCGGCATCTCCATTTTTCCGTGCAGCTCGTGTATCTAATAATGATGCCGATGGTCTAATGGGCAAGTACACCTTCACAGCAATAGATGATGGAATTGCTTCTGTTACACTTACTTACCACGATGATCAACTGGGTAATAATGTTGCTTATATAAGAAAGAATAATATTCTTCAAGGAGAGTGGATTGATGGTGGTACAGTAACGAGATCTTTTCCTGTAGCGATAGGAGATGTAATTACTATAAATTCAGACAACTTTCTAACATCTTTCGAAAATGTTAGTGTATGGGCTGTATAGGAGACAATAAGATGATATCAAAACTATTTAATTTAACGAATATAATATCAGGCATATATCTATGACACTAATACAAGACCAAGACCTTAGAATATCCTTTCCTGCGGGAAATATTATTAATTTACCAAATGCTTCTTGTCAATGTCCTCGTAAATTACTAGTTCAAGTTTCCGGATTAACATTAGGGAAAAAGTACACAGTATTTACTTCTGCTATTAACGATCCAAATATAGAACATACTATTTTCCCAGAAAGTTACAGCTTTGTAGCAAAGTCAAAAGAGTTAACTCTATCTTTTTATTATCAGTTTATATTTGACTAATACAATTTAAGGAATATACTAAGAGGATATAAATGCCATATTCTTTAAATCTTGTTGATAAAATAAGTGAGCAACCGGATTTTTCTGCTCAGATACTTCCGGCTAATACTACTAGGCCAGTTAGTATTCTGTTTAATGGGTCTGGTCTTCACACTATTTCTGGCCCAGTTCCTTTTGTGGACATCTCTAAATCTTTCAATAGAACAGCTGGCGGAGAAATAGAGAATATTCTTAATACTATTACTCTTACTGGTAAGATTATTAGACCAGATATTACTCCTCCTCCAACTAGTGGTATTCAAACTGTTATGACTGCTATAACAGGTTTGCAATCATTATTTAGTAAATGCTCAACCGGACATTTGATAGTTAGATGCGACAACACAGATATGCTTAATGTATCTGGCGTTATGGTTAAAGATATCTCAATAAATAAATCAGAAGATAATTGGGTATTTAGTGCAGATTATACTATCACAATGGAATATTACGAGCCAGCAGTATCTGGAGGAATTGCTGTACAAAATACTAGTGATTCTTGGTCAATAGAACCAATTGATGACTATGTTCATAGTTCATTTACGGATGCTGTTAATACAAAAACAGAACACCACAACCCTCAATTAAAACCTACTCCCATTCCAGGAGGAGGGGCTGGTGGAGGAGGTGGTAATTTAGGGGGAGTCGGAAGTAGTACATCACTCAAAGTAATTAATATTCCACAATATAGAATATCTAGAAGGTTGTCTGCTGTAGGAGTACCAAAGTCGGAACCTGCATCATCAGCAAATATCACATGTGTTAGCGGAGGTGGTAATAGAGCTTATATGGAAGCTCGTAAATGGGTTGAGTCTAGACTAGAATATACTTTTGAAGGAACTAAGGTTGGTAGTAATACCTCTGGAACTAGCGGTCTAGTACACATTATGACTACTCCTGCTATAGGTAATTTTAAAGATACTTTTTTGTATAATCATGTTAGAAGTATTAATTTTAGTATAACAGACGGATCTTACGAAATTAACGATACATGGCTAGCCATGCCAACAGGAATTAAATACGTAGAGGATTATAGCGTTGAATCTTCTACAGACGAAAAATATGTTAAAACAGTAAGAGTACAAGGAAGTATTAAAGGATTATATATATCATCTTTTGAGGTTATGAAAGGCAGTGGAGGTGTTGGACTGCCACCGACTGGTGCTGGCTACTTGAATATTGTTCCAAATTCTGGACGAGCAAGCGGGGCTCTTCCTGGAGCAGGGAATATATTAGATCTAAATCCAACTAGCGCTGGGTCTCAGAGTACTTTTTACGAAAATCCTTATCAAAATGCTAGTAGCGGATGGATATTTGATATCAAACCATATCTATATCGCAGAGCATCTTTAGCGGTTTATAATAATAGGCATGATAGAAATCAAAACTATATTAGTCCAGCCACAAATCCAGCTCCACCACCCAACAACCCAATGTATTGCCATGAAGCATTGCTAAATACTATTCCGACAACAACAACAGAAGGACATGACCCGAGAAAAGGAACAATCAGTTATAGTTATGAATTTAATAATAAGTTTAATATGATAACTGGAGTAATATCAGAAAATATATCAATGACTGAAACAGGCCCCACAGACGTATTTAGTGAGGCTTTTGTTATTGGTCGTCAATTAGGTCCAATTATTCAGTCATTAGGAACAAAAACCTCCACAAGAAAAGACTTGACTGTAGAAGTTGTTGTTTTGCCGCCATCCTCTATAGCCGGTCTAATAATGAGCAATAATCAATGTCCTTTATGGACGGGTGGTTCGGTGTATAGTCATATACAAGGAATCGTAGACGGACTTAAGCCATTTGGTGCCAGAGGTAGCGCATATTTTGGAAACATAAGTAGAGGACAAATGCCAGGACAAGTATATTTATCTCAGGACAATCATTCATGGAATCCAACAGAAGGAAGATACTCTAGATCGGTCAGTTGGGTATATCAACAATGCTCGACTGATAAATTTTATCTAGATCATTAATATGGCCACATCATGTACAAATTCCAAAACATTTATTCCAGCACAAACGCTATTTCTTGGAGCTAGCGTTGCAGACTTTAGCGTAAATATGGGCTGGGGCGGACAATCTTCTCAGCTTAGTGTTACTCTTATTGAAGATGGTAATCCTGTTTTTTGCAGAAGACCAATGCCAAACGGGGCCTTAGTAAATCCTATAGTTGTTAATGGCGGTTCTTTTGATGCTGACAACCATTATCACACCTGCACTAGTGATACAGCTTGCTATATGGACGAAAACGGAAATGCATTTAACCCTAATGGTACTCCTCCGTCTCAAGAACGAGTAGTTCCTGGAAAGGTCTACTATGCCTGGACAAATAACGGTTTCGTTTCTAGATACTGGAGAAATCAAGATCCTGGTTTTTTTGGAACCAAAAGCGCTATTAGTATCGACGGAACCTATGATGTTAATTCATATAGCAGATCTGTGGGTATGGACATTATAAATACTCCAGTATTCTTTAAAATAGGAGAATTTACTTTTAGTGGAATAGTTCAATCATGGGAGCAAGAAATAGGAAATGGTGGATTAACATACAAAGTAAATATAGAAAGTATAGACTCGTTATTAAGTAGTTCATACATAATTCTTGGAGGATATGCTGGATCTATTTTTTCTAAATTCACTGGAGCAACATATGGAGGACCCAAGAACTATACTGGTTCTGGGTTAATTTATAATGGGAAAATTACTGAGGGTAATTTAGCTAATGTATTTAATGTTTATGGGTTTTTGGAGTCTATGGGTTTTGGCAGCTTCGGCGCTTCTTATAGAAATGAAAATGGAATTAGTGCCAAATCTGTAATAGATGCACTGTCAGTTTTAACATCCGCAAATAGCACAACGACAGATCCTGCACAACCATTAATGCAAGAACAGAAAAGAGCTTTTTCTCCATTCGGTCGCATAGTTCTAAAAACAACGCAAGCAAATAGAACTTATACCAGAATGAGCACTAGTCATGCCTATACCATGGGTTTGATACCTCCAGTAACAGATACTGATGGTATAGAGAGAACCTTTTTTTCTTTAGATCTTTCTGAAATACCAATACCTCCTAATGATTATCGCATTAATGATAATGTATTGAGCATTATGGACTTTATATCTCAGGTATGCGAAGCTACCGGTGTTGATTTTTATTTTGATATGTTAGTAGTGCCATACAACAATAAGCCATGTAATATTATCAAATTAAGAACAGTAAATAGAAGAATGCAACCAGCAGCAGGACAAATTGAAGGAACAATTAGAAGTTTTGCGAATAATGGATTCCCTATGTCTGCTGCTAATATTGGTAAGGAAAAAAGTGATAGTTCTCCCAGAGTTTTGTATATGGGAGGCAAACAACAAAGACTATATCAAGCAAAAAGCTATAGACTAGGTTTCGCAAGAGCTAATTATGTATGGAATCCTGTTAGTAAAATATTTGTAGATTTTACTTCTTATGATTTTGGAAAGATTAGAGCCCCTTGTGGCTTTTCTACTCGTAATACAACCCTTTCTAATAATGTTAATGGTTCTGCATTCACAGATTTTTTTGATACAGATGAAACCGTTAAGCAAAATATTACTGGCTTAGGATTTGATGCCTCTGACAGTGACTGGGCCGATAGCAATTTATCTGGACCAGCACTGTCTGGGAATTACGGCAAGACACAGTCTGTAAAAAGACAAAGCACAGCCACTTTTAAGAGATTCTTTCCGCTATTTCAGGACGTAATATGTCCATTTTTCGGTTTCCAAATGAGCGAAACCATCCCGGCCAATACCTCCACCACAGGGAATAATGATTTTAGGATAGTAAGACCAGTATATTTAGACACTTGGACAGGACAGATAGTATTCGTTTTAAGCCTATCTGATTTACCTACAAATTTAAATGTACCATTAACGTCCTTATATAGAAATAATCAGTTAATAATAACTGAGACAGAGATGCGCGCGGCCATGGGAGATGGTATCGACTCCTACCTATCCTACGGAATGGGCAAGATATTCAAGCCAGATCTTATACTCATGTTATCTCAAGCCTATTCTAGTCGCGGAGTTCCCATGACCGGAGTAGGAGAAGAAGATCAAGGATTTTTAAAATTTCCTAAGTTGTCCGAAGCATTCAACATAAGTAACGAGGTGGGTGCTCCTGGACCAGCTACTCCACAACCTACTAGTAATGATATTAATTTTGACTTATTCTTAAATCCTAATTTAGTCAAAGACTTAAATACTTTAGTAGGATTTATTCAAGAGATTGGGTCTACATATTACGGTAAACAATACTTGGTCAGAGTGCCAGAGATGGTAGCTTATAGAGATTCCCAATATAGTAATTTTCAAATAGCTGTTGGATCTCAAACTATTTCTGTTTTTAAGGGAAATGGTAAAATATCATATAGTTATGAGCCAACAAGCGAAGGAGCTTGGGAAGAACCTGGGAATATTATAGACGATACCATATTAGTTGGTAGTCCAAAGTATTATATGTTGTCCGAAGATGATGGTAGAATTGGACCAATATTAGGATATAATGCTTCTGATGCTTTTGATTATGTCTCTAGAGGATTATGTGGACTTAGTGTTATATCTCAAGCCGCTTATTATGAAGGGAGATCAGGTGGTGCAGGAGGAGATAGGTGGAGAAATGGCTCTATCAGATATGACATGAAAGTACTGGTAGATGCGGCAAAAGCAGGGGCTTGTGATGATAGCAAGTTTTATTTCTTGTCTCTAGATTTAAGTTCATTAAGTGCGGATGATTATGTTGTAGTTGATTCTCCAGTAGCACTGCGTGGTCCGTATACATCTGGTATAACTCCGATAAGTAACTCTAAAAAATTATACTTAAAGGCTTCTATTGGCGAAGAGATTATATATCTTAAACCTCTTACTATGGAAGAGCCTAGAGTTTTGGTAACGACATCGAGTGGACTGAATTTAGCTACTACTAGTTATTCATACCAAACAGATCCTAACAGGACCGTTGTTTCTAATATAGCGATAGAAGATCTGCTATTATATCTTAAATACGTCCCAGAAGGACAATACGATAATAATTTTATCAGATTCATGGCTCACTACATGAGTCCTATGATTGGAAATGATACACTATTAGTTGGTGGATACACAACATCCAACAGTGTTCAACATGCTATGTTGGCTCCGAAAGCTGCACACCCATATTTTGCCGGTATTCCAGTTAAGTCAAATCAATATACATATGGACCATGGACTAATTATCCTGAACTGATTAAGAATAATATATTTCCAGGAGCAGGTGATGAAGCGGCCTCTCGTGCTGTAGAAAATCTCATTGGTGGAGTTAAAGTAGAAGTTCAAGAAGATTATGTACCATGGAATTATGGAGGAGTATCTTTACTAGATAGCGTTGTTCTTGGAGAAATACAAGCAAATAGTAGTTATCAACAAATTACAGAAACTGCGAGAATAGATACTATAGGACTTCCTATTCTTGGTTTAGGATCTCCATTTGTATATAATGATTCGCAGACACCAGCTGGTGCTATAAAAATTAATAACCAAGTTTTTACACCAAGAGTGGTCAACTTACCCTATTCGCAAAAAAGATATGAAACAACTACTAATCCTTTAGAAAATATTCCAATTGTAGGAGAGGTTGTGGTTGCTCCGAATATTCCTTCTAGATCTACGACAACAACTAATTTATCCTATAATGTGATAGTGCTAGATGCTGCTTATGCAAATTCTTTTGCTCCTATTGTTAGCAATATTCAGTGTAGTATTAGTCCTCAGCAAGTAAGGACCACATATAATTTTAGAACACATACTAGAAAACTAGGTCTTTTTAATAAAGAAAATGCCAATAGAATACGGCAGTTTGCAGCAGCAAATATCAAACGAAATAGAGATCTAGCCACACAGACCAACAAACTAACAAACAGAATAAATAAAGAGAAACAGGAAAGATTACACAGTATAAAAAATAGCAGTGGTGCTTATGGTTCTAAAAATTTAAAATCTGGACTATATGGAACTAGTCCCACAGAAGTTATGTGCGGTAGAGCTTTTTCATTCTTGCCTATGCCAGCAAGCAAAAAAGAAGATTTTTCTACGCTTAGGGATCAGATGAGAACCACCAGAAGAGCAGCTGGATCAAACGAGGAAAATACTGGAGGGACATCCGTTACTCCTTTTGCATTAACAATGCCTTATGGTGCAGATCCTGGGGAAAACGGAGCCGAAGCCGGGCTATTTAATTCTTCGGATATTGCAGAAAAAGAATTTGTAGCGGCAGGGAATCGTGCCAGAACATCTATTAGAAATAACAGGTGGTCAGCATTTGTCGGAATGTATCAATCGAGAGAAGTACCAGCAGATTTGGTTCCAGAATATTCTTTAAAGTCTGCAATGAGTTTAGATGGCATATTTTCACCAGTATCATTTTATCCTACAAAATTTTATAGTACATATCCCTTACAAAAATATCAAAGAAAGGAGTGTCCTTATTGTAACAATACAGGACTAATTAAAGAACAAGTATATACTAGTGCTACCGCGATGGGCTCAGTATCATATCAATGTCCATATTGTGTAAATAAAAAAACAGGCTTAGCAACAACTGCTACAACAACAGCATCAGCACAATCTCTAGAAATTCTACCTCCATATATAGTTACTAATAGAAAAGATATTAATGTTATTACAGAACTTGGATCATCCTCATCTGTTAGTAGCGCTTCCAGTACCGCGACATCAAGTGGTTCTAGTAGTGGTCAAGAAATAGCAATTAATTTAGTTAGCTTACAACCTATAGTTGTTCCGTACGGGGAATTCAGAAACTATAACGCACATTCTAACGACAAGTGCAGACACAGTATCGAAGTGGTGGCTCATGGAGAAACTCCTCCGCAAAAGGGATGGGGAATAAATACTCGTTGTAATATGGGTAAATTTATTAAATCAGATGGAAATATGCAAAATAATGATGGAACTGAGTACGGTAGCGGATATAATGCTGATTATTTTCACAAAGACTTATTAAATGCCGACCCGAGTAAAAAAAGTCAATTAAATAACCAAAGATTTTTTGGTCTTAGAGGACCAATAGTATATCACGGATGGGGATATGATTTAGAAGGTTTTCCGGTACCCAATGCTGCTGATGAGCCATACAGAGTTGATAAAGATGGTAATCCAAAAAGATTTTATCTTAAAGATACTATAGAGAGTTCATCCGCAGTAAAATTCAAAGAATTAAAAAATAAAGACATATTTGTTTTAGCACCTGCTACAGGATTAGATGCGGCAGACGCATATCAGAGTGGCACTCCTCTCTGGGAACAAAATTATTATTATAAAGTTCCTAATATGTCTATTACTCTACAAAACAATAGTATATTTAAAATTACTGATGATACTAATGTATATAAATGTAAGCTTGAAAACGATATGGAGCTTGAGGGAGGTTTTACTGGAACCAATCTGGGAGATATCATAAGCAAAACTCAAATTTGGGAAAATAACAAATGGTCAGAAAAGAAAAAACTTAAAGAGTTCTATAGAAATTGGGCAGAACATCCTAATTTATGGAAAGTGGGGCCAATAGATCTTAGATGGGATGAGAATAGACAAGTATGGACTACAAAGTCTTCTGATGCTATGACTATATATAAAATGGTTTATGTTACGCTAGAAGAGGATTTGACAAGATCTAAGGACTATGATGAGACTTATCCAGCAAGAGGATTTCTAGATGACTTAGAGTACTCAACAGAAAAATTACCTGCTGATTCCAGAAGATTAGTATTTGTTAAAGACCGAGGAGGATATACAGCCCCGAGAGGAGCGAAACTTCTATGTAGATATGATAAAGATAGCGGATTTTATGAGCCAGTTAGTAAGCAAACGTTCGTTGTAGGAGGCAATATAACCTACGGAAAAAGTGCAACAATAGAAATGTCTTATGTACAAGGAAGAAAAAGCGGAGAGGCAATACCAACATCTAATATAACCTATGAAGATCCTTTTGAGTTCAATGCGGAACCTGGAAAAAAGGGCCTGTTTACGTTCATGAACGGAGTATGGACATTAACTACTGCCAATGTTAAGAGTAAATAATTATGTATCCTATAGATGATAGCAAAACATGTTCTATATATAGTAATTCTTTTTTGAATGATCTTAAAAAATATACTATTGTGGACATGTTGAGTGATACTAGAACTGGTTCTACGGACACAACAAATAAATGCGTTATCTCTTACGAAGGAGAATATAGTAAAACAGAAAAACAAGTAACTTGCGGAGACGGAGGACCAGACGGATTAGGAGACAGATCATGCACAGACGAGGACGGCAAATCTGTTAATTCTAATGGAGAATTTTTAGACCCACAAGGCAACAGGATCAATACTTCTTCTGCTGTAAACATTCGCATAGACTCTATGAAGTCCATATTCGATAATCAGAATTTTTCATCAAGCGATTGTTGGTTACCGTTATTTGTAAAAAATGATGATCATGTCTTTAGTAAAGAAATACTTGCTGGGAATGTTATAGGAACCAAGCTTTTTGGTATAGAGAACTTCGTATCAATAGACTCTCCCAAACTAAACAATTGGAAAATTTTAGACGATGATGATGCTGTTAATGCTAGTGGTGTTTCTTTGTCATCTAATTGGATAATAAACTCAAACCTTTCTTATTTAGAAGTAGAGTATGGTGTTCTTTTTTGGTATAAGAGAAATCCTGTGAGTAGTGGTGAAACCAAACAATATAAGTTATCAGAAGTTCCTCCGTATACAAAGCTGATTCCTGTTAGTGACTATTCAACAGTAAGTGGAGAAATAGTTTTAAATAAAACAGATAATATTATTAAAATAGATGATAAATCTGTTAAATTTTTGGATAAGAGCCCAAAAGATTTTTCTCATAATCCTCCGAAGTTTAGTTTTGGTAGTGATGCCATAGATCTATCAACTAAAAATTTAGCTACAAACTATAAAGATTTAACATTTTATGCACACTATAATAAAAATTTTGTAGGAGACTCTTCTACTAATTTTGTAATATCAGATAGTAAAATATGGATATCAGACGGTGAATGCTATAGCTATTTTTTAAACGAGAGAGAAAAAGATGACTACAGAACCCACAGACCTGTCAAGATGCCGTCCAAATCATATCTCTCGCCAGCTTTGTATCATATATATAGAGCTATTTATAATGCCTTGTCGATCAATCGCGTACGAACTAAGACTTCAATAGGTACAGTAGTATACCAAGAAAAACTTAAAAAACTGTGTTCGGTACTCTCTACAGGACCATCCGTAGATAGAGTTTCTATTAATTCATTATATGATAGCAATATACAAAGTAGTATAAACGCTTATTTAAACGCGCCTGCAAAAACTAGCGCAGAAGAAGAAATTCAAGAGTTACTATCTATAATTTCTATCATATATACTTTTCTACAACGATCAACATCTAAAATAGAAAATCAAACTAATAGTATCAATTATATCAGAACACCATCTGACCTATGTAAAAAAATGCTTATGAAGTACGGGGCGGATTTGAGAATAGATAAAAACTATATTAAAAAAATCAAATTTGTCCCAACATTAGATAATGGCCCACATGCATATTTTGATGTTAATCTCAAAACTTTTTGTGATAAAAACCTAACAGGTTCTACCACGGCTATTCCTGCATATATCTACAATAAATTTGCATATAACATCGGAGACCTGATTATTAGAAACAGTCTAGACATAGACTCCAGCAACAGATTAAAATCACAATCTCTTAGAATATCGTCCTCAAACACTACAAGAAAAGATAAAATAGATATACCTTGGGACATCACCTTAGACAGCAGGTCAGAGAGAGCGAGGGTTAATCTTGAAAAAGATATAGTACTACCATTTACTCCGGACAGAGACGGAGAAATGAGAATAGATTTAAAATTTGAAGAAGGAAATATTGAAGATTCTTTTTTATGGCAGCTGATAGACGGTCCTCAGTGTTTAAAGTTTAGTAATTATAATGTTAATGGTAGAATAGATTTTCTAAAAAGAAATAATATTTCTAATGATTCTGATACTATATTATATATCAAAAAAGAAGGACTATATACAATAGAATGTCAAGTTACTAGATCTACTGTTTTAAAGTCTTCAGATATTATGAGAGTATATATAGGCAATTGTGACACCTCGGTTCCTGCCAGAACTACAAAATATTCATACCCAGTAAATCCGCCCACAAAAAAATACAACGCACTAATCACAAATCTAAGACAGTTTGCTGTCAATAAATTAGGCTTGGTATGGATATTAGATAGCGACGTAGAGACAATATCACAAACACAACAACAATCCATTGTTGCCAAACCAGGAAGATTACTAAATTCGAAAATAGCACTAAAATTAGATGATGTTGCAGAAGATGACCGTATGATTAGAGAAGTAGAAAATTCTTCTTTTTCAATGAAATTCGAGACATTAAACACATACGTTAGAATAAATTCTATAAGTATAGATAATATGAGATACGGATCTAAGTATTCTAAATGTAAAAGTTTTTATCAAGATAAAATTGTAAGGGCAAGAGAAAAGCCTTTTGGAATTAATACATTTGCCGCAAGATACTTTAGACAAGACAGATTCGGTGATACAAATACTTTTCTGGGAAAGGGCTACGAATATGATGACGATGGGAATAGAACAACTGTAGAATTTAGACAAAGTTATAAATTCCCAAAAATTTCTACGGTATTATCTCCAGGAATAAAATCATACGGAGGTTTTTCTTACGAAGTGATCCAGGCTATAGGTGTGGAAATACCATATCATCCTATTTTTGAAGGAGATTCTAGAAAACTGCTATCTGTGAAAAAACTGCCAAATGGATACTGGGGAGGAAAGGGAAGGTCTAATAATCCCATAATAGCAAATAATCCGGTTGTATTGCCGGTTTTGGAAACCAGAAATGACATGGGAGGAGAAAAAACTAAGATACGATGTCATCTTATGGACATACCAGTAACTGGTACTATAGAACTCAAAAAGGGTTATTTTCATCCGAATTCTGGTTGGTTTCCGGCTGTGAGCAATACAACAGACTATCCAGAAATAAACAATAACGTTGGATCTTCAGCTTATAGTTCATTGAGTCAGGGAAACGGAGAGAATATCACCTCTGTTCAGAGATACAAAATGTATAGATATAAATCTTATTATTTTAGAGGTAATGGTATTTTTGATATGAGAGGTTGTACCATAGGAACAAATACTTCCTACAATTCTTATGCTAGTAGAATTTTAATAAAGAAGATAGAAGATCTTACCTCTTTTTATAGTGAGCATAGTATTAATCACGGATATCGTAATCTTAATGGAATCTCCTACAGAGCTCAAGAATACATTGATGATTTATATCTAGACGAACACTTAGACATAGAGAATGAAGAAACATTTAAATGTGTAGAAAATATAAATGAACTATATGGCGGAATACCTACTGTTGCTTATGGAATGCTTCCGTCTTCAGCTTCTGTAAATTTAGACACATTAACCATTAAAGATATAGAACTCAAGATTAATTTTTTAAATTATCCAAATCCCAAAAATCTAATCTTTGCCCTTGAAATACATAATGCATCGCTACCTGAGGAGCCAGATTTTAATAATATATTCATACACAATAATAAAACAAACACAAATAGCGACATAACAAACTATATAAATCTTTTAAATACCACAAACACGACTACTGCACCAAATACCAGAGTCTTATATCTATATAATCAAGAAGGTTTAGACAAGTATTCTATGAACTTTAATATGATTTTTAGCGATAATTATAACTATAGTACTGTTTTTCATGATATAAATAAATATGATAATACGCCATCAAAACACAATGAGATACTAAAAAATGATGGAAGTATTTCTCCTACAATTTCTGTATTTGGAAAAAACGATACAGACTCAGCAAAGCCTAAAAAAGGAATAATGCACAACAATATTCCTATAAATTCAGCAACTTTTGCTAAGTTCAAAAACATACCACTTAAAAATACTTCTTTTACTCTTAGGGTTTATGTTTTAGGAAATTCAGATAAAATACTAGCTATGGATAATGTAGTTAATAATTCGGAGCTATCTGGCTTGTCTAAATTTTATACGGAAAGATCTAGCAATACTGTAGCAAATAGCATATGTTCTTGGGATTTGATAGTACATACAGAAAAAACAAAAAAGTTTCACAATAAAAATTCAAGAAGTCATTTTGACTACTCTAATAATAGTACCTCGACACTCAAGGGATATAATTTTATAGCAGATTTTACAGATAAAGAGTATTTGCTGCCCAAAGTTAATATCAATGCTCCTTTTAACTATATCGCTAATATAAACTATTATTGCAAATATATTAATGACGATGAACTATCTAGACCGTTAACATATCAAGAAATAAAATTCCCTTTTGTGTTTTTTTCATTTACTCCATTTTTCACATTAGTTGGTGCTATGGCAGCAACTTGGCAAATTGCCTTTCAAGCTAGTTTAGGAGGTCGTGGAGACCCTATTATTAGTATGTTATACGATTTGAGATTTCAGAGAATGCAAGAAGAAGTAGAAAGAAATTTTTTCCAACCAGGATATGAGGCGGTTGCTCAGGGATATGCAGATAAGGCTGTTGTACTGCTTAGTAAGGACAAAATCTTTTGGTATAAAATGGAAGTTCCAATATATAAATATGAAAATTCTGATATTTTAAAACTTAAGAAATATAGATATATGAAACTAGATGGAGTTAATGCTAAAAAACTATCTTTATTTAAATTTGCCATAGTAGATGACATAGAAAATTTAGTTGGATTAAGTGATATCAAATATACTTTCGACGCTAATGTAGCAAGAGTTGGTTTAACACAAACAATAGGCACCGCAGCTACAGGATTCCAAACATTAAGCTTTCGGGAGGGAGATATTGTAAGACTATCCGGACAGACAGTATCAACAGAAAACGGACTATATTGTGTTAAAACTCTTGTCTGGACTAGATTTCCAGATAGTTCTGATATGGCTTTCTTAATTAAAAATAAATTTGGTAATAATAATAGCTCTAGTAATATATCAATTGAAAATATTGAAGATAAAAAAATACTAAAAATTAAAGGAGCTAGAGCTTACAATTTTTTTGATATTAATGATAGTATTACTCTTTCGGCAAATGAAGAATTAGAAAATCCAGCCACAAAAACAATATCTGATAAATATCTTATAAACATAACAGATGGTTCTTATACTATATTAGTTATAGATAGTGAGCTAGAAAATATTGATAGTGGTTTTATAAAAAAGAATAGTAGTAACGTATTGTTGGTATATTCTGATAAAGAGACTTTTAATGATGACTGCCAAATAGGCAAATGGGGCTTACAAAAAGCATCATCAGAACTAGACACCAACAAGCCCCCAAATATATATCATACTATAACTGGAGAAGGTAACTATGGATATGGCACACCTTATGTTGATCCAGATTCTTATTCATACATAGGGCATGAATGCAATCATCTTGAACAAGTCTACGAGATGTTGAATAATCACGAAAATAATAAGTTTAAATTTAACGACGTATATATCACAGGTTCAGGCAATACTACTACGACCATTTCCTTCTCTTCGTCAACCACTAGAGAAAATCTATTATCAGCTTATCCGTTTGCCATAAATAGCTATGATTACACAAAAGATGCTTCATCCTATATACTAAATATTGCTAGTGGCATATCGAAGCAGGATGAAAAAAATCTGGATATTAGCCTGATAGAAAATAATATACTGCCTGATAGACAAACGTACCACTTTATGGATTTAAAATCTAATCAATTTACAAATATAGCATCATCTGGAGAGATATCTTTTGAAAACGATTATTACAAATATACCCCAGTACAAAAACTTACTGATTCACAAAAAACAAGCATTGAGAGCAGAATAGATATCATATCAGTTACCGGAATACCCAGCAGTCAGCTGATGACCAGATCTGTTGATAGTATTGATAATATTCCAGATTTAATAACGTATTATAATAACCTTCCCTCAGACCCAGCATTCTGCAATGAGAAAATAGACCATCCCGCATCCCAATGCAAAAAAAGAGCAGCCAAAAACAAATTAGAATATTTGTCTGTCCAAAGAAGCAGACTTATAAAAATATTAGAAAATAATGATGATAATCAATCTTCTCCTAATGTTCTTCCAATGATGGAAATAGAATTGGATACAAATTCGTGGACAGTAAAATATAAAACTAAAAATTATTACTGGTTTAATATTGACGCTACTCAAACTTGTTCTCTTGCAGAAGAAGCTATTCCTAGAATTTTAGAAAAAACAGCATATGCTTGTTCTCCAATCGTTGAATACTATCAGTATCCAGAATGTAACTCTGTGTGTGGAACAGTAGATTCTCAAGGTGGTATAGATTTTGATATAGATCGATCTGATTTGCCCGGTATTAGTTTTGAATATATAAATAAAAAAGTAGATGAAGAGAAACAAAAATACCCCGACATAACAGAGTGGGTTAATTATGGATACTTAAGTAACGAGATAAAGAAAAAATTCTTTTTATCTTGTGAGGATTCTTTTAGGGACACTCTTGTAACAGTTAGAGAAAGGTATCTATATCCTAAATTGGTTGGACAGAAAGAGGGATTGGTAAGAGATGTATTTAATTTAGATTCTTCAAATAGTGTCTATATGAAGTTTAGAATTATACCAAGAAAATTAAAAACAATAGATCCTATATATCAAAGATATGTTTATGATTATAATGGTGGTCTGGGAAAAGATACTGTACCTCCTCCTGGAGGAACTATTTACAATGGACTATCTGTATGGAGATGCGTAGATTTTAGTCCCGGAAAAGATTTTGGTAAAGTTATTGAGCCATCAGGGTTTTTCAAAGTACAAAACGAGATGATCTTTAGATCATATTTTGGTAGTGTTGATGGTATAGAGATCAAAAATTCTGAAATAGCAGAAACAAAGGAAATGTGGGAATGGATACCTTATGAATATTTTGATGGACCATTTATAGAATAATTATGAATGTTATATTATTAGCAATAAATTATTTATATTACTTTAATAACAGTCTCGAAGAAATTAGAAACAAGACTGGGCAGAGCTTATCTGCTATAGAACAGATCATACAAAATCAATACCCATATATTCCACCAAGACCATCTCCAACTCCATCTCCAACTCCTACTAGAACCTGTACTCCGACTAGAAGTCTAACGCCCACATCAACCAGAACCCCAACTTTATCACCGACACCTACGATAACAGTTTCAGCAACCCAAACTGCAACACCATCAAATACTGCAGAACCAACACCTAGTCCAACAGAAACATCTCGCCCCACCCCAACACCTACCCCTTCTATAACAGCAACGATTACATCAACAGTGACACCGTCTCCGTCTGTCACTCCCTCTGTGTCCCTTTCACCTACTCCATCCCCCTCTACATTATCTCTTGTCAAATACAGAAGAAGAGGGAAGGGTACGGTATGCGACCCATATATTGTTTCTGGTGGGGAGTTGCCTCAGATGGAGGTGGTTTCTTTAAATCCGCTAATCTCCGGAAAACTAATAAAAGGCGAAAAATACATAGGTACTGGATCTATTGCTATAACTATCGTTAGAGAGGACGGAACAAGAATAGAATTTATTGGGTTTACTCCTACTACAACTGTCACTCCAACCATAACTCCCACAGTCACACAAACGATTACCCCCTCTGCTTCTATAACTAAAACACCAACCAGAAGTCCAACACCGACCAATACTCCTACAAGTAGCTGTACCCCAACAGAGACAATGACACCGACAGCAACAAGCACCATCACAATGACTCCAACAGAGTCTCCCACTCATACTCCAACACTAACTAGTACTGTTACTCCTTCTTTAACAACTAGTCCTACTAGTTTACCATATGTAGAAATAGATGAAATCACAAAATATGCTGTTGAATGGTTATTAATACAAGGATTTGTTGATTGGGAAATTATGACCTTATTAGATTTATCTTTAAATACATTTAATAGATATCTTTACATAAGGCAATTCGTTAATACTCCCGTTCCAACATCATCAACAACACCAACAGTTACTCCTACACCAGAACCAACATCTAGTCCAACTCCCACACCAGCAGTAACTCAAACCGTTACTAAAACCGTTACTCCAAGTCCTACAAGAACAAAAACTCCTACCGTAACTAAGACTCAAACACCATCATTAACTATTAGCGTAACACCATCTAATAGTCCAGAGCCAACTCCTACGTTAACTCCCACAACGACACCAACCTCAGAACCGACTCCTACAACAACTCCTACTCCAACAGTAACTCCAAGTGTAACTCCGTCTGTAGATAATTGTAGATCATATGTCTTTATTGGAGATAAAATAGAAGTAGTTTGTTCTGGAGAACCTGGAGACTGTCCTCCAAAACCTCCTGACGATGATGGACAAGATGCGGAACCAACTTGTGGAGGTAAAAATTATGGAAAAGAACCTAGGATAGAACTGAGTATTGATTATAAAAAGGCGTGTGAATAATGACAGATTTTTGTTCTTTTACAACGACAGACTGGATAAATTTCGAATGTTCTAATTGCGGAATGAAAATAAGGGCAACAGAGGTTCAAACCACTATGCCCATGTTTCCATGCAAAAGCATATATTTAAAAAATGATAAGTCTACAGAGGACTATATTGATCAAATCTTAGTACGGTTTAGTGAGAATCCAACTTTGGCAGATAAAGACACTATTAAACACAGATTATCAGTATGTGAAGGATGTGAATTTTTTCAGGATGATACTTGTACAAAGTGCGGCTGTGCTATGATACGCAACAAAAACTTTGTAGGTAAAATTCTAAAAACTGATGCATCTTGTCCAGAAAACAAGTGGTAATGTTACTTACCACCTGTTGCTGCACTAGGCTGCCACTTATGCCAACCTTTGTTGGATAGATAGTTCCCGTCGTCGTCTTTGCGCTTGGGGAATAATGTTCCACCCTTCTTGTGTTGACCGAAAGCTAGCACCCCTCCGCATTCATTGCAGCGAAGCTCATAGTAGTCGTTGCCTTCTACATTTCTCACGATGAATCTTAGATTAGTGCTTCCGCACAATCCGCACTTTTCTTCTGAGAAAATTTCTTGTATAAGAGCTAGCTCCTTGAAAATTTCTTTCTGTCCAGAAGCTTCTAGTTCGAATTGTAGTTTGTCATTAGCCTTATAAAGTACTTTCATTTTTATTTCCATTCGTTAGAGTATCCAATAAGTGATTCTGGGATATTTTGCATATTTTGCTGATACCCAGATAGTACCCTAATAATACTTACAGCATCGTCATGTGACAACCCATAAATATTCTTAGTCTCCAAATTATTGTTCTCTAGTAATTTAATCACATTTATACTTAATCGACTAGCAAGAGTATCAATGAAATTGACCTGATTATTGGTTATTTTATTAACACTATCAGCGTCCGGATGATCATCAATGTCTTTTGCAATTTCCTCAGCAGCTACAACTTTCCTTAATTTCAACGCCCTTCTAAGAGCCCTACCTTCTGCTCTAGTTTCTGCAACAGCTACCGGATGATTACGATATATCTTGTCGCAATTACCCCAATAAACGTCCGCCGCGCCACTCACAGACCGGTATTTTAAATCTTCGCTCTCTGAGTCAAGATGCTTTAATACGTAGGATATGGTGTGAACCACGGTTGCTCTTTTTTCATTGTTTGGGTCCGGAGTTTGAACAACCTCCGTCCTCGCTTCTGTAACATAGCAATCTAAGGCTATTTCAAATACTCTGCGAAGTCCGTCTGTTGTGGGATTATCGGCTATCTTTTCATCCTCAGACAATAGATCAAGAACATAATCGGTCCAACTAATATCATTGATGGATGGCTTCTCTACTATTTTAGATTCTGTTTCTGCTGACATTTCCGTTGCGTCTTTCTTAATGTTTTTGGCCATAAATTAATCCTCTATTGTAATAATCCTTTGGTCTGGTGCTGGAAAACAATTAGTTATTTGTTTAAGATGGTCTAATAGTCTAACATATAAAGCTTTTGATCTGGTCTTGGAATAGTCCTTTGTTTGTTTGATTCTTATAAGAACAGACCCCTTGCCCAATATCAATCCTTGTTTTTTTTGGTCATAAGCTATATTTTTGTTTAAAGAATCTTGTCCCCAAACTGGTTCAAAGTGAGAGGGGCCATCAACCTCGATGGCTGTATTAATGGTAGGCAAAAACAGGTCTATCTGCAACTTGGTATTTGCTAGCATCTGTTCTTTGTGAAAATCAACTTTAAAACCATCAGCCAGTAACGCACTTAGCAGAAAGTTCTCTAACTTAGATCCTTGCTTGCTAGCTACTCTGACAGCCTGATTAGCTTTTTGTAAAATATTGTCTTTAACATTATCATCTAACTCGTCCCAAGCTAGCTTTGCTTTTTTCTTTCGTTCTGAGAGTTCGTCTGAAGATAGGGCTTCCCAGGATTTCATAACACCTACGCCAATTTTATCTTTGATAGATTGGTCGCGTTCCTGTCCCATTGTTGGGTGCTTATGCTTTCCTGTTTTAAGAGCATTTCTTTGTGCGGAAGCTTTATCTCTAATCGGTATACCGAGTTTTTTTGCATCTCTCAGAACCTTATTAGAATATGTGCCTTGTTGTTTAGCTATATCAGCAAAACTAATTTTTTGTTCTGCATATAGTTTTTGTATTAGTTGCTTTTTTTCTGTATCTGATAAATCACTGTATTTTTTCATATAATTCACTATAGGTTAGATCATTGATGACGGATGTATTCTGTTTAAAAAATTTATGATAGTGTTTGGCAATTTTATCATCAGGGCAAATAATTTGAGAAATATTATTTTGATCAAACAATTTACTTAACTCGCTATATTTGTATATCTTGTCAGACCACGGAGTTTTAGTTGCATAATATACTATGTCTTTTTTTTGTATGAATACAGAACTGAATATTAAAGATTCAAAATCTAGTGCTATGACTTTAGAATCAAAATATGAAGCATGGCTAATATGTAATACCGGTACCATCGCAGTATTCAAAGATTCGCAAGAACCTGTAAAAACACAGATATTGTCTAGTGGTCTGTTCCTAATGAATTCATCTACTGTCTTTATCACAGAAGTGCTAAAACTATCATTCTTAAGTTCTTTTACGATAAAAGCTAAGTTATGTCTCATATTAATTAGTTTCTCAAATCTTTAATATATCTGAAATAAAATGATGTATATCTATACCAGAATTGTCATAGGAATTTAAGTCTAATATTTTACAGCCTAGAAGATTTGCTTCTGGCATATATTCATTGGTAATATTGATGTACTTCTTGGTATTATTCAACAGATTGTTTTTTTCTTCTTCGGTTGTGGTTCCAAGATTATAAACACTGGGATGAGGACTGTCAAATACAACAGTGTTTTGCTCGTCGAATATCTGATGCATACCGTCTGAGACTGGATGATGATCATTTAAAAACGAGATGCTCTGGAATGTGTGTTGAGGACTATTCTTCGTCAAAGGAGCAAATGTAATATTGTTAAGAATGTGTCCCACAAAAATTGATTGATTATAACTAGATGTGTCTTTACTGGATGTTAGTAAGTGGTAACAATTGTCTAATATATTGCTGTATGGAATTTTGATATCGTGATAGATATAAATACTGTATTGTTTAGAATACTCGTTAATAAAAGACAGAATAGAGTTGTTTAGACTTGAGGCATAGAACAGATAACGCTTTAATTGTTGATTTAAGAATTGAATTTTATATATGTCGTTTTTTATATCTATTAGCTTAATGGGACAAGAGATATTTTGGTTAATATAAGCCGAAATTGTTTTACTTAATTTAGAAGAATTTCTTTGTACTATCATATAAAGACCTTTGCTCTAGGGATGTCTTTTACATTGTTAATTTTCATGAAGTTTTTCTTATCTGTTGTTATAATATCAAACTTCAGTTTTCTCTCTATCAATAGATTAATAATTTCGAACAAATACATTTGAGATATCTTTTGTTTGTCTATGGACTTAATTAAGTTCAAAGATTCTGGATCAAACATAACGCATTCTGTCCATTTGTTTGGAAGATCAAAGAATAAATACTCAACTGAAGACTCTCCGATATATCCTATGTCAAAATTATTTTTAGGTTTATTGATACAGTATATCTGAGAGATTGATTTGTGATTATTCTTGAGCTTAAATGGATTATTTTTAAACAGTATCCCGTTTGTTATAACGAGTAAATTATTATCTGTGGTAGATGCCTTAGACTCTAAAAATACAGATAAGGAGGCTCCATGATTTGTATTAGCATAGCTCGTATTGTATATTACTTCTATATTTTTGCTATGATTATATAGCTTATGAATCTTATCATGCTCAAATCCCGAAACTATACTTATTTTGGTTTGACTGCTGTATTTTTTAATTTCATGAATTTGATAGTCTATGACACTCATGGATTGCTTAATTTTTAATAAAGCCTTAGAGCCAATAGACTTCATTCCTTTAGTAATTTCTGGGGCAAGGATAACTACATTCATAATATTAGCAATAATTAGATATTAGTATTTCACTGGAATTAGATTTGATGCCTTCTGATATTAGACGCTCATTTTCTCTGCAAAGACTTCTAAGGTTAGTGAAAGATATAAAAAGACCATCTAATGAGAAGTTTTTTGTTCTACATAGCATATGGGCTTTTGGTTTTGTGATAGTCATAATCTCATTTATGTCTGCTATCTGTTTATCTAAATCTTGCACCATTTCTGAGTCAATGATCCAAGCGTATTCTGAATTATTCTTATTTTTGTTTGTATCGAACACTATATTTAGTGCTTTTTCTTTTGGCTCTTCATCCAAAAAATTATGTAATTTCCATTCACAGAAGTCCGTTAGTTCTGTCTTGAGTTTATCTATAATTAGAGATGTATTATTACTAGAAAATAAGATGACAGACAGGTATTTAGGTTTGATGCTGAGGTTTTTGATATTTGCTATCAGATGATCCAAAGAAGCTTCTGTAGCAAATAGCACCATATAATATGGAACTTCACATCTTCTATAGATCTCTGCGGTGAGTTTATCTAATCCTCCGATTTGCTCTTTGTTTTTGTCATATGTGACGAGATCAAAACCATATAGGCATCTATAGTCATTGATTATATTAAAGCCATCGCCGTCTGTTTCAATACTATGCGTGCCCCGTACTCTCTCAACAATATTCATAGCACAAGGTTCGGAAGCATCAAAATTATCAGCAAATATACATTTACTACACAATGTTTTCATACAGTATTCCTTTTAATTGTAATCAATATTTTATTTTGATCTGCATTATTTTCGATTTTAAGTATTGAGAATACATTATTTGACTTCTCAACAAAAGTCTTTATTTCTGTTGTACTAAATACATTTTGTATGCCAGCAACTATATCTGACATACTAGAAGAATCTATCATTTTGTTAATATATAATTCACAAATACTATGTATATCCATTATTTCCAATATGCATATTCCAGTTTGTGGTCTTATTTTACTAAATAGTATAGAAATGACTTGTTCGCACGAACTGTATTTGATAGACTTTATCTCTGAGAATGTCAATATGTCAACAGAATAATCTGGAATATTATGTATTTCATTGATATGAACATTTTGAAAACCATTTTTGGTTTCGTTATTTAAGGTAATATTTATTAGCGTATTCATGATAGTCTATGGTTGTGTATAATATTGTTTATGTCTAGAATCATATCTTTAGTGTTTCTAAAAATATTGTATTTGCGTTGACGTTCTGTTGTTAGTTGTTCTGAAATTATAGAATCTATTTTATTAAAATCAGAAACTATAGAGAAATCAACATATTTACTTGGCTGTGTTGTAATAGTGTAGCATCCCGCCAAATCACACATTATACTATCATAAGTATTTTGTATTGATACGGCTATCTTATATTTCGATATTTCTTTTATTATGTCGTCAGTATTACTAAAATCAGTATATGAAATCATACTACAGTCGTTATATTTAGTTTTGATAACTTGATGTAGTATTTTTATTTGTTTCGAATTATTTGTATTTAGAACAATCACAGATGACTTCTTATCGTTTATAGTTTCTGTGCTTATATCGGGAAATCCGTATTCTATAATAGCATCGTATCCTATTGCCCAGTTATTGGCTATGTCTATATCAAAAAATATCTTTTTTGTATTATTGAGATATTTCCCTACTAAAAACTTGTCTTCTTTTTTAATGGTACTTATTGGATTATTATGGACCAGAATCATAGCAGGAATCTGTAGTGCATTAATCACTGACTGATTCTGTGAATAATAAATAGGATCTGAAGAGATGCACAGATCATATGTGGTCAAATTAAAATCAACGTCAGGAATGCTTTTATGAACAAAAACATTATGAGGTAAAGACTCAGTAAAAACTCTATCAAATAAAGAACCATTGTCCAAATAAATTATATTTGCAGGATATTTATTAATGTTCTTATATATTCTGTCAATAATGTTTGATGTAATTAGATTAGTTTGCATATAAGGTTAGATAGTGTCTGGTTGGTATTTTTATTCTTACGATATATCTGCTTATTGAGTGATTGTGTCAAGGCTTGCGAAACACTGTCAGATGTTGGTGAGCAATATTTGCTTTTAAGATCAGTAACCGTTTTTGTTGGCATAATCGGCATATTTAAAGAACTTATATCTTTATGAGTAATATAAGAACGATTTATTTGTGTACAATATTTTTCATACATGCTATATTTAGTATATGAATTCAATGAAATATAACAATCGAGAGAGTTTAAGAATCTTATAGAATCCATATGGTCACAATTATTATACATGAATACTATCTTGTCGTAACCGATCATGCTGAGGGATTTTTTTATATCTTCATATGAAGATTCTAATTCTGCTTTCTCTTGATCTGTTGCAGTAACAAGCAGGTACAGTGACACCTTATTACTGGCTCTGAAAGTGACTAGAAAAGACTGTATAAGCTTTTGTAAGAAAGTCACTTCTTTCTGATAATTAGCAATAAAGCCAAATTTATACAAATTGCTGTATGCTCCTAAGCTATATTTTTCTGTATTGCAGCTATTTAAAATAATGGGCGGTTGTTGATCGTATATTTCTATTTTAGTATGTTTATTTTTTATTTTGTCTCTCGAATACTGATCATCAATCAAAACCATATCAAAATGAGAAAACATATTTGAATTAGAATAATCAATATATGGATCGACAAAGGGTATAGCTACATTTTTAGCATAAAAGTTTGACGAAATAAAACTTGTAGGAAGATTTTGGATAATCATATCTATACCAGAAACATTGTCTATAGATTCGTGGTGTTTTGGTATTATATGAGAGGTATCTAATACATCAGAGTTGTCTACAGATATGTGCTTTGAAACAACATTTACAGATTCTAACTGTAGTATTTCATATAGATTTCTTAGAGAGCATTGACCAAGATAATTAACTTGTTTGTAAGGCCCTAAATAGAGTATATTTTTTTTGTTGTTATTCATTTTCTGTCTTTAATATTTGCGTATTCAATATAGTCGTCATTAAATTTTAAATGATTAATACGAGCATATTCTGCTTGGTTATTATTGTCTATGATAGTGTTAAAATATTCCACGATATCTTTTTTCTCATATCCAACTATGCTCATGCCATTAATAGTAAAGCCATAATCAGCTTGTTTGAGCATTTCTAAAGCTGTCTTATCTATGCAAAATATATCTTCATTAAGATGTTGATCAAATATGTATTTTATGATATCTACATTAGACATACTACTAGTAGCGGTAGGATCTATTTTCTTCATGATGTTGGAAGGATCATTCCATTTGGATTCATGAGTCATAGATAGATTGTCTAGATATCGTTCCCATTTTTTGGCTATGTCATCCCAATTATAATGCAACTCCGTTAGTGCTCTAATTTTTTTAGACAAAAATTCTTTATCATTTCTGCTATAAAAATCCACTATATAGTTTATTAAATCGTTATTGTCTGGATATGTTCTTAGGGCTTGTGTTTCTAATTCTTTAAAATATGTTGCTATCGGCACTGGATGCGCTTCTAGTTTCTTAATAATATCACACATAGCACTATAATTAACTGTAGCTACAGGAATACCACAGGACGCAGCCTCAACTTGTGGCATCCCAAAACCTTCGCAAATAGAATATTGTACATATAGATCGAACGTGTTGTAGATCTGTGCAAGGTCTTTGGTAGATGCTCCGTTCGTGACAGACGAAAGAGACATGCTTTTTTCTATACATTTAGGACAGGCTTTTGTTGGACCAACAAATGGACTTGCCTTTATAAAACCACACTTTTGACAGATATAAGAGAATAGTACTCTGTTGATACATCCGTATTCTTTAAGTATTTGTGGAAGATCCCAACCGGCATCTGGATAGCTTGTATGCAGATATAGGTATATATTATTTTTCAGATCGTCTGAGATTTTATCATCATTTAGAATAGAGCCAAGAACATTAAACAATTCTGGTATAAGTTTACGCTTTTGATTTCTCATAACAGAGCCGATAACAAAAGCATTATCGGGAATTCCTAGAGATTTTCTCGTAATCTCTTTGTCTTGAGCGGTAAGTGGTTTGAATGTTAAAAGATCAACGCCCGGAGAAGCTGTATCTATATAGTTGATTTTATTATGGGACTGTTTCTTTAAAACATCAGCACCCCAGTCAGAATATGTAAAAATACTATCAGCAGATAAAAAGGTATCAATCCATTCTTCTTGCTGTGGTGCAGAGTCTACGGTTGGCATAAGGATCCAATGGAAAAATCTTCTTAGTGGAGACAATCTCTGATAAGAATTCATCCAATAGTCTCTTACGTCTATAACCACATCTGGCTTAAAATCTAACAGAACCTTTTCAAAACGCCATCTTCCAAATTGATTGTCTGCTCTGGACATATACTCTTTGTATCTTGGATCTTCTGATTTAACAGCATTGGCATAGTATCTCCATCTTATGGATGTATCTCTGGGATCATTAACAAATCCGTAAGATGCAAATTCTGCAATCTCATATTTTCCAGTATCGTAGAGCCTAGACAGTATCTCTTTTGCATAAACACCAAAACCAGAACTTAAAAAACTGGCTTCTGAACACATTAATATCTTAAGTTTTTTATTATTTGTAATCATGGATGCTATAATTATCTTATCTTGTCTTGTCCGTGTAAAAAAGATATAAAAAAGGGGGTCTTGAGCGACCCCCGATCTTATTGGTCTTACATGACCACTATATTCAGAATGCGACAGCTTCTTTACTATCAGAATCCTTAGCTGTTGCCCTAGATAGCTTTGTAATCTTGGAAAAATTATTTACTCTAACCTTGAGAGTATTATGCTTGACTCCATCCTTTTCCCACGAATCATTACGCAATGATCCTTCGATCAAGACCAGATCACCCTTCTTAAACGACTCGCCAATCACTTCGGCACCAGAATCCCAAGCTTCGCAATTGATAAAGGAAGTAATCTTGTCCTTCTCTCCGTTATTCTTTGTATACTCACGAGATGTTGCTACAGTAAAATTAACAACAGAAGTTTGCTTATCCCCACTTCCGACAACTCGTAGCTCTGGATCCCTAGCAAGATTTCCCTTTAGTAAAACAATATTCATAATTCTAATCTCCATAAAGTGTTTAAAATACCAAACCGTCACATTACTATTATATATCAGGAGCCTAGGGTGTCAAGTCATGGGTTCAAAACACTTTGACACAACTAAGCCATCTCCTGTTTTTGTTTTATCTCCAAAAAATACTAGGATATTTCCTTCAAAGAGATGATGCTTGTATTCGACTAGTTGATCTGGAAACATTATTAATGAATCTAATATTCCGACAGAATCTTCTATGCCAATAAACGCCATTTCCTGTCCTGGATTTTTCCCTCTTTTGGTTTTAATAAAATTGATGGAGGAAATCTCTCCAGCAATAATGATATTTTTATTGTAAGTGGATGTTTTGAATGTCTGACAGTCACAGTTCGCCATTGTGGTATCATATGTATCTAGTTTAGAGCATGTCAGAGCCACGCCTAGAAGACTATTTTCAGAGTCTGATATCCACTCTATTTTGTCAGCTAATGAGAACGGAGGATGCTTGATCGTATGAATAAGATTATTGATCGTTTCTTTTCTTTTTCCAGTAAATTTGAATGTGTTCAAAATTTCTGTTAGAATATCTGACAAGTTCTTATATTCTTTGTTTGCTCTTAGTTCATTAATTTTCTCTATCTCTTTCTTAGTTAAAGACGAGATTATATCTAGCTCAAATAACATTTCTGTTCTAGTTTTTTTATTATAGTCAAGAGCACCGCAGGATATCAAAGCCTTAGCCGCTGTAGAATTAATGTTTAATAGAATATCTATCAGAATATCATACCATGACAACGTAGATAAGTCTTTATCTTTACAGATTTCTAGTAATTTTTTATATACTGAGGCACCAACAGACTTAATATCTGTAAGACCAAAATAAATCTCTTTATTCTTAATATAGAAAAACTCATTCATATTTCTAAGATCGGGTATTCTTATATTAATAGACATACTACCAGCATTTCTTACCAGTTCTTTAATTTCTTGCTGTGGATCAATTTTATCCTTAGCATATCTTAAATATGATGCAAAAAATATTCTAGGGAAATGAGCCTTAGCATAAGCAGATAGATAAGCATTAATAGCATAAGACACTGCATGACTAGCATTAAATAAATATCTTTGACTTTTTTCAATCCATCCGAATATCTGTTCAGCTTCCCCTGTTGTTACGATAGACATCCTTGCACAACCATCTATAAACTGTGTTTTAACTTTAGCCATTTTATCTGCCTGTTTTTTACCGATGGCTTTTCTGAGTTCGTCTGCTTCTTGAAGATCGAATCCTGCTATAGACTTTGCTATTCCCATAGCCTGCTCTTGAAAACACATCTCTCCATACGTTGCCTTCAGAATAGGTTCTAGTGCTGGATGAAAATAATCTATAGCTTCTAATCCATTTTTTCTATCTATATAATGATTAGATACGCTTTTGCCATCTCTATACGCCTCCAAGCATCCTGGTCTCAGAATACTAATAAGAGCAGATAGCTGTTCTATATTTTCTGGCTTTAGTTTCTTTGCCATAGACTGGCCGAGCCTAGACTCTAGCTGAAAACATCCTTTGGTATTTCCTTCTGATATAAGTTCCCATGTTCTAGAACAAGAAAGACTTATGTTGTCTATGTTTGGATCAAAAATTATTTTAGGAACAGAGGATTGCTCTGCTACCGGGAATTTACATCCACAATCAAACGAGTAATAACTTGACATACAATAAGATTTATTTGGTAAACGATCCTTTAAATTTAACTTTCTTACCAAGATTTCTGTGAAGTCTAAGAAATCTAATAAGTATTTCTGCCGTATCTTTAACATCCTTTAGAGCATCATGAGCACCCTCTTTTGATAGTCCTAGGTAGTCTCTAAGATTATCTAGAGTATAGTTTTTGAGTTCGTTGTTTGACTCAAACCAATAGAATATAACATTCATCACGTCAATAACATCTCTAGGATAAAATAAAGATGATCTGCCTTCTTTATTAAGATTATTGTATTTTTTACTGAGTCTATCTACAATACGCAAATCAAACCTATTGATATTATATCCTGCTGCTATAGGAGCAGTGAAGCAAGATCTTTTATCAGATCTAATGTGGTATTTCTCTAGATATGATAAGAACAGCTTCCACGATTGGTTTTGTGGAGTATACTCTTTCCATGTCGTGAGAATATCATCTTTAGAGCATCCTCTTACTTTAGAATGAAATTCTAGGATGTCAGAGTCTGAATATGTATAACTATCATCTTCTTCCAGTTTTTCTGGCTTGATAGTCACATTAAACTCTGAGTCTTGAATAATTTCTAACCTAAGAGGATCTATAATAACGGCAGCAATTTGAACTGGACTACAGACATCTGGATTGGATCCATCAGTCTCCATATCGAAAACACAAATTTTTTGATAATTAGGCATTTACTTGTACCGTGGCATCCTCTGGGAAAAAAGATTTAACAGCAGAATTACCTGCTTCTTGACAATTTATAGACTTACAACAACTAACTCTGACAGTATCAGTCTTGATATATTCCATTCCGTTTACAACAAATCTATCATTGATATTTAGTTCACTAAATTTTTTATCAGTCATGTTTATTCTCCATTTTTTAGAAAATCTGATATGGTCATAATTTTATCTAACATAGCAACACCAAGGATATCAAATTTTATGCCACCTATAGCTTCCAAATCTTGCATTTCCATACCTGCAATAGTTTGCTTATTTCTTGTATCATAAACCATAGGACACATATCTGCTAATCCTTGACTACTAATTAATACACCAGCAGCATGTTTTGACTGATTAGACTTTGTTCCCTCTAAGCGTATTGCTTGTTCAAATCGCTTGGCTAGAGGGCCAGCCAACGCTCCGTCTTCATTAATATAGCACCACTCCTTCAGTTTGTCAACATTGTTTTCTAGTGCCCAGCGGATAATAGAAGATTCCCCCGTGTCATCTTTCATTTCTTGTAGTTCGTCTGCTATTTTAGCTTCGTCTGGGATGTGTTTTGTTATACGGTTCATTTCTTCAAAACTTATATTATCATAAGCTCTCAACACATCTTTTAGAGCACCTCTACCTTTCATGGTATTAAAGGTAATCATTTGAGAAACCTTATCTCGCCCGTACTTAGACTTTATGTATTCAATTACATATTCTCTTTTATTAATTGGTACGTCTATATCTATATCAGGCATACTAATTCTGTCTTTGGTATTTCTACCGGCATTGTAAAATCTTTCAAATAATAGATCATATTTTATGGGATTAATACTGGTGATACCTATCAAATAAGAGACCAAGCATCCAGCCGCACTACCTCTTCCCGGACCAGGAAGCCATCCTTGTTCTTTAACGTGTCTCACAATGTCTTGCACTATTAAAAAGTAACTAGACAAACCAGCACCCTGTAAAACTTCTAACTCAGATTTGATTCTCTGTACATATGTTTCTTGATCCTCTTTAGGTATATTATTTTGTATTTTCTCTCTCCAGCCATCTCTACATAATTGTCTAAGATATTCATCGGGATTATATCCCTTTGGACAATCAAACGACGGCAAATGTGGCTTATCTAAGATATCATATTGTTCACACATATCTGCAACTATATTAGTGTTATCTATTTCTTGCTCTGTGTGCAAATTAGATATTTCTTCTTGAGAAGGAATGTGATAGTTGTCAGATAGAAAGAAACAATCCATACCTATAGATTCCTGATTTTGGATCTTACTATTTATCTTATTCAGGGTTGTCTTTAAGTTATTGCACAAGAGTATCCTCTGATCCATAGCGTCATCTCTTTCCGCGTAGTGCGCATCTGGAGTACAGATAACCTTGGTGTTTGTCTCTTTTCCCAAGTCCCTTATAGCACCCGTCAGACTAATTTGCAAAGGTAGATTATCTTTGTCCATTAATTGTGCCTCAAGAAAGACATTATTCTTGCCAAATATATCTTTAATACTGCTAATAAAGTTGGACCCAATATTTATATAGTCTTTGTTAATGGTGTTGTTTTCATCTATAATCTTATTAGCTAATGTAGAACCAAGATGTCCAACAATAGCTAGCATATTATCTGGATCTACAATCTCTCTTAGAGTTGCAATATCTAGCCTTGGTTTGTGATAAAAATAATCGGGCCTATTGGACTCAGATACTATACGAATTAAATTTTTCCATCCTTTATAGTTTTTAGCCAAGACAATAAAGTGAGAAAGTTTTCTATTTGATGTTTCTTGTATAGCTGGATTTTGATCACAAATATATAATTCACATCCTAATATCGGTTTAATATCACTTTTTAACATATCACCATAAAACTTAACAGCCCCAGCTATGTTTCCGTGGTCTGTTAACGCACACGCCCTAGCTTCTATTTTAGAGCACCTGTTTGCTATCTGTGTAGTTTTACTAAGTCCATCCAATAGAGAATAGTGGGATTCCCTAAGAATGGACGTGTAAAGGAATATATTTCCTATTCACGCCCATCAATTTGTCTCCTTATTAAGTGGTGCTTCCTGGTGCTTTATATTGTCCAAATGAGTGGTTCTTGTTTTTATACTCATTGGTTACTGAATTAATACCGTATAATTCGATGTCATGTTTTATTTGTTCGCATTTGGTCATTGTTGAACCTGAACCACATACTTGACCATTTCTATATTCTGTTAATGGTTGTACATGGGTGTTGTCGAACGTTGTTTTTCCAAAGTGGCATAATTTTGTACACATCCAGCTCTTATGTAGTTTTGGTTTCTTAGTTTTCTTAATAACTTCAAACTTTTGTCTTAGCATATTCTCAGTTTCAGCTAAGTCTTTTTTATCGAAACAAATCGAAAACGGACCACCATCATTGATAAAGTATATTGAAAAAATAATATGCTCTATATTAGGATATAAGTGGCTAATAGCATAATGATATATCCTAAGTTGAGGATCTCTTTCTAATTTTTCTTGTGTCTTTTCTTCTCCTGTGGCCCAGTCCAACCTTCTTCCTGTTTTCCAGTCGATGACCTCTATGGTATTATCGTTGACCAGCGTGATCAAGTCAATAGTGCCTTTTAAGGCCAAATTTCCAGAAATTTTTCCATCCTTGCCATCCTGTGTATCAAATGAGTATGATGCCCAGGGTTTCTTTATTTCAAAATCAAAGTGTTGTTCTGGACATAGTATGTTTCTATTTCTTGGATCAAACATCCCATTATTAAATTCTATAGCCTTGTATACCCAGTTATGGCAGTCTTTGTGGTCTTTAGCTGTCCATTTATGATGAGGACTATGAGAGGAGTAGTGATTATAAACTTTCTCAGTAATAGCATCTAGTGAATAATCATTAACGTTTAATTCCCCTACAACATCATCTATAATAGACTCTTGGTTGTCTTGCTGTGCCTTTTTAATTACAGCTAAAATTTCTAATACCTTATGAGTAATAGTTCCCTTGTCAGCTTTCTGTCCAGAGGGAGATCTCCACCCTAGTACATATTCCAAATAGTATTGCTGCTCACACATAGAGTGAGTATTGAAACTGGAAGATCTAAAATAAGTAATAATCATTGATTTCCTAAATATAGCTTGAGGATATTTTGTAATTCTACGCATTGATCATAGATAGACATTTCTTGGTTATTTATCACATGATTAAAATTATTCCAGTCATATTGATCTTGATCTAATATTGTTTCGCTAGTATGAGTAGATGAGTCGTATTTTCTTGTTAATCTTACTACTGCTCCACCATATTCTTTTATAGCATCTACTTCATTGGGAAATCTACAGTCTGTGATAATGGATATTCTAGGTTTTTCTTTGTCTATCTTTTTTAAAGTTGCAGAAGCCCACACGTTTGTTTTAAGCTTTCTGAACAGATCGGTTCCTATGAGTTGCATAGCGTCTCTGGCTGTCAGCTTTTCACCACCCCACTGCAAGTCTGTGATTTCATTTTTCTCCGCATCAGAACCATAGCACTGAGCATATGTCATACCTAGTATGTCTATACAGATATTTTGTTTGAGTATATCAGCAAAGTTATATATCTTAATAATTGGATCTAAGACTTGAAAAGCTTTTTTAATATTCCAATCAGATATATTTCTATTGCAGGGGTCGAATTGTCCCTTATAGTTTTTATCTCCGAACAGGTCGGATACCTCTATCTGTCCCATCCAGTTAATGGAAGCCTTATCTGTAACTCCAGATTCTACCATCATAAGAGAATACATAAAATTACCACTAGTAGACTTGCCAGATTGTTTTTTCCCAGATATTCCTATGATCATAAAACTTCCTATTAGTTTAGAATATGTTTAGTTTTTTAATATCTTCAATAGACATAGATGCTATATCATCAGCCGGAATATCTATATGAGTAACATTATAAGTTTTTTTACATTTAGCATATATCTTGTCTCTAGCTTGATTTCCAGCATCGTCGCTATCCATTATGGTTATAATATTCATGGCGCCAGAACAATCAACAATCATTTTTTGACGATCTGTAAAAGTCGTACCAAAGATAGCTATAGAGTTGTGAACGCCAGCTTCTTCTAATCTCCATACATTACCTGGGCTTTCTACAAGGATTACAGTATTATTACTAGATTTTATGTGCTTTTTAGCATTCCACATATTATATACTGTATCCCCAGACTTAAATCCAGCGCTATGCTTCCATTTGGAATATTTCCATGCCTCTGCTTCTGAAGGACAAGTAGTTTTTGGATCGTGATAAGCCTTGCATTTTGAACATTTTTCAAACAAACTTCGTCCAGTACAGCCTATTATATATTCATCATTATCATCAAATATAGGAACAACAGACCTACGATACATCTCTTTGCCTTCTTCGTAACAGTCACCAACATAGTACTTAGAAAGAGTCTCATTGCTGAATCCTCTACTTAAAAAATAGCTGGATGGCACTGATATCTTAGATAGCAGATATTTTTTAGATATCTTTAGTTGGTCTTTATTAGATGATTCTGTGATGTATCTTACCGTATTGACAAAATCGTTTTTATCTTTGGCTTTAGAGTCTATGGATGATAAACTATTCATATCGATCTTATTGCCGAGAAACTGCTGAACGAACTGTATAGCTTCACTAAAAGAACACGTCTTATCTCCATCGTTTTCCCAATTATATTTTCTGTGAGAAAGGCAGCCCCGGATAAAGCCTATAATAGAAGATTTAAAAACTTCATGACAATTATGTGTTCTGCATTTCCAGTTTCCTCTGTATGAGTCACCAATATGATAAACATTACACGCACTAGCATTGTCTCCTCCATGAATAGGACAAGACATAGTGGCCATTTTATCATACAGTTTGTATTCTACATGTAAAACTTCAAACAGTTCTTCTATTCTATCACAGACAGCATCACTTATAGCTTTGAGATGCTGCTGATTATACGAAGGGGATTGCTGTTTCATTAGAGTTGCCTGATTCCTCATCTACAATAAATCCTTCTTTCTTAGTCGATACATTATTCATGACCTCCAGTCTGGTCCTTCCTTCCACAATCTTAGCACACCATCCCTTCATATGACAATTAATATAATCGTTGTCATCTAAGCCTCCTCCGTGCCTACTAATCAACGGAACAAGTTTCCTGTTTCCGTTATCTGCTCCGTCCTCTGCTATTTCTTCATCTGATTTTCTCTTGAATATTGTAAAATTACTACATAGCCATATGATTCTATCTGATCCACTAGCAGAATCTGTACTTTCTTTAGTTATACCATCTCTGTTTAGCTGAATAAATGCTACAATCGGAACTTTATATCTGACAGCAAAGTTATGTAAACTCGTCATCATAAAACCAAGAACCTGATACTCTTTCAGATCCTGACTTATTCCCGCACTATCCATAAGTTTAAGATAGTCATAAAAAATAACGCAATCCTTTGCTGTGCCATCATCGTTTAATCCCACCTCTTTCACCAGCCATCTTCTCATAATGGATAACTGATCTTCGAATGGCTTACCGGCAATACTCTTATGATATAGCTTCATTTCTTTGAGTTTCGATACGGCGGACAAGATCTTATTCTTTTTGTCTGCGGATTCGGCAAATTTCCCTGTTTCGATAGAACTCATATCAACTTCACTCATCATTGCTAATAATCTGTGAATATGATCTTCTTTATTCATTTCTGTATCCATGTTTAAAACAGGTATACCTAGAGCCGCTATGTTTTTACCCATATTGTCAGACATGAGCGTTTTACCAACCTTGGGTCTAGCTCCGATAACATTGATGGTTCCTCTTCTTAGACCCCCTCCGATTGCTTGATCATATACAGGAAATCCAGTAGGTATTCCTACCTGATCTACCTTGTTCTCTTCCAATTGCTGAATATATTCGTCAATAGAAGAGGACATTTTTTCTGGTCCACTTTCAGCATCGTTTAGTAAAGAACTAAAATTGAAGATGCTATCTTCAGCTATTCCTACTATAGAAGATATAGATTCATTTCCTGTTACTTCTAATATTTTGTTTTGAGTTGTCTCCAATTGCTTCCGCAGTAATCTTGCTATTTCAAGTTTACGTATTTTGGCAGCAAATTTACGAACATTGTCCAAATTTACAGGAAAATCTATAATTGCCTTTAGATGTTGAGCTTCTTCTTTTTTATTAAGAATATGGCTTAGTTCTAATTCTTGAGCAGCTGAGTATATGGACGCAACGTCTAATGATTGTTTATTATCTTTTTCGCATATATGCTTTATACATTTATACAAAACAGCGTTGCTATCAACTGTGAAAGATGTCTCCTGAATAATATCTACAACATCAAGAAAGGCATCATCTCCATAATTACAGATACCAGCCAGAACAGCTCTTTCAGCTGATGGATCACATAAAATATTTGGCATTCTTACCCCTGAGTAGATGAGCAGTTATTGCATTTATATCGAGAAGAGTCATAGACAAGACCAGGATTAACTTCCTCTGATCTGCCACACACTCTACATTTTACAGTGATGGAAGAGAATTGTCTAGTCCTTGGTATTGGAGGATTCTTAGATAGTTTCTTATCTATAGCCGCGTCGTCCTTAAACATATACATTTCTTGCATTTCTAAAAACTTATTGCCGCTATTGTCAGGGGTCTGCTTGCTCTTTTTAGCTTTTGCAGGAGTAGCCTTAGCGGACTTAGAATTCTTCCTTTTTGTTGTTGTTTTACTATCTTCCGTTTGTGGAAGAAGTGCTTGTAGCATTGCTATCATATCTTTGATTTTTTCAGGGTCATTTAACATATCTTTAGGATCCATGTTTCACCTTTGTTCTCTGTACTGCAACCAGTATGTCTGATAAATTTTTAATACCATTAGCTATATATGATAATCTATCCATTCTTTGTTTTGCATATTTTTTAATAGAATTTAGATTGCTGGCTTTTTCATTGTGTTTTATAGCCTGCATAGACTTTTCTATATATCCATATCCCTTATAGTTATTGATTTCATCAGCGATAACTTCTTTTATAGTTTCATCTGCCCAATTGTGTCTAGCAGTTTCTCTATTGACTGTTCTTTGAGTATGTAAAGAAAACTGAGCAAGTCTCATAGAAATTTGTATACAATCTTCAGGAGTCAGTTTTTCTATTTGTGACCTATCCATATTAAGATATTCGTTTAATTCATCCGAAGATACAGACCCATTATATTTTGGCAATCCTATTGATTGCTCATATTCGTCCAATATTGAGTCCCATCTTTCCAATTCTTCTTTAGCTGTCTTATGCATTTGTTATTAACTCCTTCCATTCTGTTACAGAATCGAACGGTAGAGCGATGTACTCTATTCCGTTATTGCAGCACCAGTTTTGTTTATCTTCGTCTCTTTTTTTACTCTTCACAAAACCCATAACATTTTGGTGATAAAACTGAACAAACTTATAGTGTTGTTCTCCATGAACTTCTATGCCCTTTTTTATTAAAGGCAAGTAAAAATCTAAATACAGTGTCTCTCCTCTTCTCGTAGGTATTGGTACCTCTTCCAAAATTTGCAAAGTAGGAAAGATCTCGTGAATAAGGGATCTGGCTATTAGGTGTAGTTCTGACTTATTTTGACTGCGACTGTTAGAAATACAGCCAGTAATTGACCAAGAAATCTTGTTGTTATCTAGGTCTTTTATAATCATACCTTAATACCCATAGTCTCTTTGACCACTTTAACTAAATTATCATATGCGGTTGGGTTGTCTATAAGATAGTTTCTAACCTTTTCTGTTCCTTGAAATTTAGGACTATCTTTTTCGGAAGTTAGAGTATACCAAGCCCCTCCCTTATTTATTGCTCCTATATCACAAGCAATATTAATAATTTCTGTATGCTTATCAACACCTTGACCATATCGTATATAGCTGGTGGTTGTAGCTCCGGGAGGACCGAGGGCAGAACACACAACCTGCCACTCCACCTCTTGCCCTATTTGCGTACCATCTGCCCCAGTTGTCCACGGTTTAAAAGTTTTGGCCTTGAGCTTGATGTCAGTTTGATAGGCTATAGCCTGACCGCTCTTTTCCTTAAATTCGGCCCCATATCCAGTAGGATTACCCATAAGATGTGTGATGCCTATTACTATATTTTTATTGACAGGTATAACATTGGCTACTTTTCGGCAAAACTTAGCCAGTAATTTAGCTCCGTCTGCTCTTTGCATCTTATCCATATCACTAGTAATTTCAGCTTCTGTACATAGGGCAGAGTAGGAGTCGATAATGAGTACGCATCCTGGTTCTTGATTAATAATCTTTTCTCCAATCTGCAAATATTCTTCTGCGTGTAGAATTTTACCTTGTTGACTTCCTATGACATGAAAACGAGAAAGGTCTAATCCTTTGATGCCTTCTAGGTCTCTCTTCTTGATTCTACCTTCTATGTTTAGGTAATACACTTCTCTTGGTGTTTTTGAGGCACCTTGGTATTCTGGTCTTTGTGCAGTAGCAGCGAAGTCTAGTGATGTGACAGTCTTCCCACACTTAGGTTGTCCGGTCAACACAACAAAGCTTCCCTCTGGAATACCTCCACTTAAAACCATATCTAGTGCAGGACTTACGGGTATAACAACAATTTTTCTATCAACTATCGAATTACCAGATAAGATGATGTCGTCGCCAAAGTCTTTTTTAACCTCTGTTTTTATATTACTCATTATCTAATTCCTTAAGTCTAGAAAGAATGCTTTTGCTATTATGATCCGATTTATTCGTTTTATACTTTACATTGTCGGATCTATTAAGATTGATCGTGAGCTTCGTATTTTCGGCCTCAACAATCTTTTGATATCTGTCTATGATAGCTCCTAGGTGCGGTGCTCGCAAGGAATATATTTTTGCAGCATCCTTGTCCTTTAGGGCCATGACTATCGCCTTAGAGGAATATTTTTTTAATAGCTTATGTGCTGAAGAGATTTGATTCTTAAAATAAGACGACCATTCTTTAGTCACCCAAAATCTAAAATGCAAATCCTTATTATTTCTAACTGCCTGATGCTCGCATATAATTTCTGTAATATACTGAGCAGCTGATACTTCCTTGTTATTGGAGTATTTCGAGATATATGTATCTGACATAAAGATATTATTAGCCTCTCGGCTTAAAAATATTTGAGTTATCTTTCTTTTGATTCTTAGCCTTTTTTGAAACTTCGTCAGACAAAAACGATGCTTCTTTTGTCATAATAGAAACGCCTTTGTTTCTTTTTCCTGCTGTCTCCGATATCATTAATTTACCAAGTCTACTGGCAGCATCTTCATTAGCTACAGAAGACAGAGAGGAAATAACAACTTCTTCCTTAATATTAAGTTCTTCGGCTATGCTTGACGTAGACATCTTTTTATGATTAAGCCACTGTATAGCATACAATGTGGTATTTGACACTTTTTTCCCCATTACACTAGCTCCCTATTAACATTGTTATAGATCGACATATTCTGGTTCTGTAAAAATAATAGATACATTTCAAATATACTATGACTAGTTTCTTTGAACTTAATCTGTTGTTCGCTTGGCTTATTTATAAGATTCTTTTTAGGACTATAGTTGCCATATATATTATATGGATTATATGTCATATTGTTCTCGTCTATTCTAATAAAAAACTTCCATCTTCCCTGTAAGTGTAATTTTTTAGCAAAGACAGATTCGGAGTCTTTTTCCATTACGCTATTGTTATTAGAATCTGTATGCTTAGAATATTTTGATGTTGTATAAAAAACATTCTTTGCATTATTTTCTCTGCTGCGATCAATTGAGAATATCGCATTTGATAAATCTTCATGCATCTTTTGTGTTCTCTGTTGTTGTGCTGGTCTCTGTTTCCGTCTTGCTTATAGTATCGATCAGCGCCTGTTTGGCAAAGCCGAAAAACGCATCAACGTAATTAGTATAGAGTGTCCCGGTTGGCACAGGTATATGGTAATTTTGTTCAAACATCCCCTTAGATCCAATATACTCGCCTTTTTCGTTTTGTTCTAGAACATTCGCATTAATCTTAATTAAGATTTCATGTGGGGCTGTTGTTAATTTTTGTTGATCTTCAAATAGCTCATCATATTGCGAGGACGGAATATCTAATGCGTCCCTAATGTCATCAGGGTGCATCTGCTTTAATCGTTCTACCAAATCCTCATAGTTTACATTATTTTCATTAGTTTCTTCTGTCATTTTGGCCACTCTATTTTAGGTTGTTTTTTAAGTCTTTTCATTCCTTTTGGCAATGATTTCACAAGGTCTTGGTCTTTGTATGAATTGTGCTTATTATATAGATGGTCTTTTTCGTCTTGACTTAGTCTATCTCTGTTTCTATTAGCGAGATCTCCTAGCTTAAGTTCTCCGTCAGACTTTACAACTGAGCCAGAGATCGTAGATAGATCATCAGAATAAGACCTTTGTGTATTAGCACTGCTGCACAGCGGGCATTTTTGTTTGTCAGAGTATTGAGAAAAGGTCAGAAAGGTCTCAAATTTTTTCTTACACTCGATGCACAAAAAAGTATAACTAGGCATTAACCAATCTCCCTCTGTGTTTTGATAAATAGTTTTCTATTATTCGTCCTCAGAAAAGAAACATACTGATCAAAGATATGTTCTGGTACTTGTATAAAAGCACTTGTAGTTTTACATACCTTATTCACTGAATCGAAAGGTTTCTTATCTTTAATAGCTGAGTGTATAGTAAATGGATCATATAATTTTTTATTGGGTTCTGCCTTGATAAAGAAAGCAAAATTTTCTGGATCAGACATATTCCTTGATAGTTTATTTTTTATCTTTTTGGCATATGTTTTATCATTTTCTTTTAGTGTTTGAGCATTACTATCATCGTCTACAAAATCCCCATAATCCGATGTGGTAAAATAATATGTGTCGGCAGACTTATGGTTGATGTTGAAATCATTAATATCTATTTTCATTTTTAAGATGTCCTATAAAGGGCTCCCACTCTGAGTACGATGTGTTTGACATATCTATAGTAATTAGGTCTTTATGCCATGGCAAGTACGCTGTAGAATATCTAGGCTGTATAGGCTCTTTTAATAAAGCCATATTAGCTTCTTCCGGTGTTTTATTGGCTTTTTTAGAGTTGCATTTTACACAGGCTGTTACTATGTTTGTCCAGTTTGTCGAGTTCTTTTTATTTCCTATATGTCTAGACTTTGGTATCACATGATCATATGTTAATTGATTACCACAATATTGAATTCCACAATATTGACATGTAAAATTATCTCTAATAAATAGATTCTTTCTAGAGAAATTTATGTTTCTTTTATACACATCAAAGTAGTGACTAGTTTTTGCTACTGCTGGTATTGGATACTCTTTGTCCCCAGAGCATTTAATAAAGTCATCATTATAGTGTGCTAAAATTTCAATAGAGTACTTAGTATCAGTCTCATACTTTAAAGACCATACAATGGCCCTTTGCCATGAGATAATACGAAGTGGAGAAAAATCAGCATTTAGTAGTAAACACCTACGATGGTTCGTTTTGTTTCTCATAAGATTCTAATCTAGAAATAATTGCTGCTATAATCGGATTTCTGACTATGTCAACAGATTCTAGAACAGAAAATCCTATGTTATTTATTCCTTCCAGAGAACTTATCATTTGCAAAAAGCCACCACGCATGTGTCTAGACAAATCAGACTGCCCTATATCTCCAGTTAAAACCATTTTACTGTCTCGTCCAATACGAGTTAGTAACATTTTTAACTGATCATAAGATGCATTCTGACATTCGTCTGCAACAATAAAGCTTTCGTGAAAGTTTCGCCCTCTCATTAATCCTAATGGTACTACTTCTATTTTATTGTTAAGTTTTAAACTAGCATATAATGCAGGAGATATAAAATGATTGATTTCATCTAGGATGGGCAAAAGATAAGGGTGTAATTTTTCTTCTGCTGTTCCTGGTAAATAACCTATTTTTTCTCCAGCTTCTAAAACGGGTCTGGTTATGATAATCTTTTTAATTTTTTCGTCTAATAGATACTCTAACGCCATACCAATAGCTATATGCGTTTTACCGCTTCCGGCTAATCCTTGACAAAAGGTTATACTACTCTCTGCAACAGTTCTAATATAGTTTTTTTGATTCTCTGTTCTTGGCTTTAATCTATTTTTAAAGCTACTATATGGCGTAGCTGGTGCTAGATTATTTGTTAAGTCAATACTTTTATTCTTCTTTTTAGAGTTTTTTCTCAATGTTGACCCTTTTATATATTAGAGTTTAAATTAGACACGCGCCACCGGCACAACTAATTTCCTCTATACCAGTCGTATTGTCCTCTGTTTCTGATAGTTGTGTGTAATCAACTTTCTTAAAGCTATTGAATAGATCGCAATATATCTTCCAATTATAGACATCCTTCATGCAGTAAGTCAATCTCTTGACATCACCATCGAAATATTTGCCAGCAAAGTTTTTTATTTTTGTAACCAGTTTAAGTTTACGTTCATCATCATTTTCTTTAGACTGGTTCATTGATACATAGTCGCAGGCTGCCCATAGATTATTATCAAAAGCATCTAGTGCTAGCTCAATTAATCCAGAGCACCACAAAGCAGCATCTCCGTATTCTTTAACTATCTCTCTACTTGTATATACTGTTGTAAATGGTGCTTGAGTATAATCCTTGTCTCCGCTTTGAGGTATAAGACTAATACCAGCAAAATACTTTCTATTGTCATAGATGAACTTGGTAACTTGGTCCCACTCGTCTGGTTTTACTGTTACAGTATTGCTCACATTGTGACTAAGATATTCTTGAGTGCATAGGCTTTTATTTTTGCCAGATTGAACCCAATTCTTTTGTGTGTCCTTTACAACATCTAGCATTTCTATAGCTGGTAGCTGATTCTTTAATTTAGCTCCATCTGGAACTTCAATAGGAAACTTAATAACCTCATCGGTGTTGTTCGCAGACCATGAGGATTTTTCACAGGCTTGCGGATTAGTTTTCTTAAAGTGTAGATATGGTGCTTCTAGAATATTTGCTTGAACGTGCCTTATGTATCTCTTAGCGTGATGAGGATGAATACCAGAACTGGTTCCTAGCATACTAGAAGAAGTACCTTCGGGCTTTAAGCATGTTACTCTGGCTGCTTGGTTAATATTAATCTTTTTAGCCAATTCCTTGTTTGTTTCTACGGCTATTTTAGCTCCGTTTTTTAAGACCTTTTCTGTTAGAACAAGATCATGCTTTTCCATAGTTCCGGTCAAAGATACGCCCAGTAGAGCTTCTCTATCAAAGATCTTTTCACTAATAGATCCTAAATAATTTAGTTTTGTAAAGCCAGCCTGTAAAGTTCCAATAATAGATGCAGCTCTACATCTTTCATAAAAATCTTCTTCATCTGTGACGCTAGAACAATTGATTGTAGATAGATTACATCCTTGCCATCCACTTTTGCCACTAGTTTCATCAATAGGCCACATTCCTATTTCAACACAAGGATTAAAAATCATCTCAGTTGATTCGCTCCATATAAATCCAGGCTCTCCAAACTCCTTTACAGATTCCATGAGGGTGTTAAATTCCTCGAAAGTTGTTTTATCTTTTAGAAGGAGTGCTGAATTATTACTCCTTGCTCTCTGAGGATTATCAATGTACCAATTGCCGGTTTTGGCTTTAGCCATTTCTTCGTCATCTGGACTAAATAATGCTAAAGAGGCACTCCTGCGAACACCACCAGAAAGAACCGCATCACTGCTATGCATGATAATATCATAAGCATCAATTGGTCTAAGTTTCTTTTGTCCATTAGCAAGACAACGATCTAATACTGCTCTAATTTTTTCTAGACCATTAGCTAGTGGCTCATATCCTGGAGCTTTGCCAACACCGCTGGCTAATGAAGAGCCCTTTACTCTAATATTGGAATAGTCAAAAACAATGTGGCAGTTCTTGTATTGTTTAAAATCTTCCACTGGTTTGCTAAAATATGAGCTTAGTAAAACACCTAAAGCATCAGCCCATCCTTCAATACTATCGTCTATAAGATATTTGGTAGCTATGTCGGGATCAGGAGTATGTTCTAGAGATGGTAGCTTGGATACATGATGCTTTTGAACACTAAATCCTGTACCACTCCCACATAGAAGTAGCCAAAAACATTCCTGGAAAAAACGTAATCTATCACAATAAGAACTAGTACAATTATAAATCTTTGCATGTCTTTTTAAGATAGGGTCTCCACCAAACTGTAAAGCTCTTTGACTACCGAGAACACGTCTCTTATACATCATGTCGTATGCCCAGTCAATCTCTTCTGAGATACCTTTGTCAGCATACATGATATGCATCATACTTTTTACTCTCTCTACCGCCTCTTTCCAAGTTTCTCTGCGATTTTTATCTTCTAACCATCTCGCGTACTTACTAACAAAAGTATAATTCTGCAATTCTTGTAGGGCCGACATACGTTCTCCTTGTACTTAAAATAATCTATTTGAATGAAAGATTGGTGACTGTTATAGAGTAGAGTTGTATGATGTCATTTTTAATGTCACCGAAGATAATAGTAATAAATTTTATCATTGTATATTACAATACACCACACAAATTCTTAACCCAAGAAAGATCCGGATCAACTCGGATAATTTTTATACCGCTATTGGTCGTAAATGTATCAAATATTTTTTGTTCAGTTTCGTCAAACAAAATTGTTCCATGATTATTGGACATAACAACTGTGTCTATTCCTTCTTGCCATAGAGCCATTATACAATCATTACAACATTGACCAGAAACATAGGCTGTTCCACTATCTGGCCTCACAACACAATTACTAAGAGCATTGCGTTCTGCATGGATCATCCATCTATATTTCTCTGGTCTGTTAGTTGGCAAGATATCATCTGGCATATTCCTGGGGAATCCATTATAACCAACCCCTAGAATACGCTGCTTTTTATCTGTGATAACACAACCGTGTTGTGTGTGAATATCGTGACTGCGCTGAGAAATAACTTTAGCGAGTCCTAAAAAATAGTCCGTCCAGGTTGGTCTCATTTCATCCTCTTGAATTATAGACTATTCTAACACTCAGAGAGGAGTAAGTCAAGCGTTGGATTACTTGCTGGTTGTAATTTTGTTATATACCACCAGAGCCACTACTGAACCCACTATGCCCATTAATATGCCAGCTGGAGACAGAGCAGAGTATTGTCCTAGTAGATACAATATCGCACCTCCAGTATAGGAGCCAACAACTCCTAGAGCTATAGTTTGAAGGAAACCAAATCTTTCTTCTCCTGGTACTATAGATTTTGCTATAGACCCAACCAAAACACCATATACACACCAGATCAATAGATTAAACATTTGCTGCCTCCACTAAGGTTTGAACTTCATCATCCGTGAGGTTTGCTCCTATATCTAACAAAGCATTTAAAAGTTGAAAACTATATTGTTGATACTGTTGAGATGAAAGTTCTCTGCGCAATAATTTTTTGATGCGCATTTTAGTAAGCCAACCTCTGCGCTGGCTGAGAGTATGCAGTTGCTCTCCATATATCGCATATTTATCTTGTGCTGTAGACTGAGCAGTGAGTTTACTTTTATTGCATTCTTGTAAAACTCTGACTACTGTTAATATGATACTTATCATCATCAATATTGCAATGACACTACCGAATTCTTCATCTTGAGAGACACCGGCTTTATTTAAAACCTTGCCGGCAATCGTCTTTAATTTTTCATTATTCATGATGTGCCTTGTATGTTATTTTTTTATTACTGTTGAGGTTTTTAGTACATTCTTTTTCACATACAGCTTTTGCTTCTTTTGTTGGTTCACAATAGCCGCAATCTACTTTCTGAATTCCATCTCCACTAATATACCATCCTTTACCTTTGCATACTGGACAGTCTTTTCTATTGTATTTTTTTGTTACTTCCATATGTTGAGCTTTAATAATTCCACCAACAAGAGTTACTGCTGATGTTGTACTTCCGTTGTACCCATATGCTCCAAACGCTATTGTAGAAGATAATAGACAAAGACAAACGAATTTATTCATCTGTACTCTCTCCTATATTAAGATTGGGAAATATTCTTCTTCTTTTCTTTGGCTTAGATGGTGCTGGTGTTTCATCATTCTTCTTAGGTGCAAACATTTTGGCTATTGTCAATATTAAATCAAAGAGTCTAGAAACTAATTGATTAAGTGCTATTCTGTCTAAGAGTCTCATAGGTATTCTCCGAATCCATAATCTGGTAGTTTTTGTACAGGGAAACCGTCAAAATTGCTAAACGCATATGAACCATTTTGAGAAAGCATCCCTGCTGCCGCGTCAGATCTAATTAGGAATGATCCGTCTGGGATAGTACCCCACTCAGGATGTCCTCCATCATTCCATTTACCCCAACTATTTTGCACTAAAAATAACGGCTCATTACCAGTATCATCACAGGCTATCCAGGCCATGCAATGAGCCCAGTTTCCGCTTACATTAGCTATTCCCTTTTTATCTCTCTTGTTAGAAAATCCATAATTAGAACATACGGCTATTCCATAACCATTGGTTAACGCATCTCTAGCTTCTTCTATGGTTCTAATTAAACTCACTGTTTTTATCTGATGATCGTTTGCTAAATCAATAACTTTATCTGGCAAGCTTCTGGCACCCCAACCGGCTCCTAGATTGCCATTATATTTACTGAAGTCAGCCACTCCGGGATAATTTTGTCTTAGTATAATTCCACCATTTTTACTAACAAAATCCGCCGCTCTCGCACAACTCATTCCTTGTCCACCGTGGCCTCTTGCTCCGTAAATAGCTTCTGTAGCACCTCTGGTTATCCAAGCTTCTCTTTCTTTTTTAACATCTATTTCTACTGCTCTGGAAACATCACAAGCATTTCGTGTTCCGTGGCTTACACAATCTCCTGTGGTTTGTCTTTCATTGTAGGGGTTCTTCTCAAACTTTAACACACTCTTGTACGGTACTGAAAGTTTGCCTTTGCCAGAATTTTTAATTCTCTTACTTGCATCTCCGAACAATGGATACTTAGAGTGCTCCATTAACTGATTGAAAACGTGTTCTTCCCACAAGCAACCGCTAAAACCTTTTCTATAGTTGTTATATAATTCTTGTGGAGTATATTTTGCCATTATTTGCTTCCTTCATTACAAGCCCAGGCCAAAGCCTTGAAACCATTAACCGCTCCAGATCTGAGTTCTTTGTTGAGAAGAACATTGTCCTTGCCTATTGCTGTTACAACTAAATTTTCTGCTGTTGATGAAAGATCGGGATATTTGCCCTTAATGTCCAGTTTGAGCATTGGACCAACTAGTTTGTTGGCCTGTCTGATCTCTTCTGTACTTTTTATTACTTCATTTTCTCCGTCTAGTTCTATTAGAGTTGCCATGTCAGAATATAAACTAGCTAATCTGATACCGTCTGCTTTTCTATCTTCACTTCCATTAACCATGGCTTTCACAACCTCTTGTGCTTTATCTTTCAATTCTTGTGAAGATGGTTCTTCTACAGAGACTTGAACATTTCTAGGCTGATTATTAGAGACAGGAAAAGATAAATTAGGTTTAAATAATCCTAACAATACTAGAATTGCAGCAATAACTAATAATATTTTATTGTTCATGATACTTCCTTCTTGCAAACATTAGGACTTAGATATGGAAACATTTGATCAGCAACCTTGATTGCCTCTGCACAACCGCTTTGTTCTGCTAGATCTCTGGTTTGTTTCCACGACACAACTAACTTAAAGAATGTCTCGTCTTTCTCTGCGTTAGCTGCTACTTTTGGTACAACTACTGGGTCAATTTTTGGCACTGAAACACCAGAGTCATTAGAGTATTTTTTACTTAATAGTTCTTTTAGGCCCTTTACAGCTGGTGATACGACTGATACTATGTTATCCTTAAAAAAAACCCATACAACTAATGCAACACCTGCGTATAAGGCCAAATCCATTGGTCCCATCTTAGATGCAAAATCTTCAAAACTCTGTGTTAAATTTAGATTCATGTCATGATCCTCTTTCTTGATGTTTAATTAAACTATGGTTGGTTGTGTGTTTGACTTCTTCAAAAATATGCCAGTGTTTCTAAAGGTTGTAACTAGTGCGTCTATGGAGGCGCTTACCAAGATCATAAGAAAAGCCTTAAGATATTTATGAATAACTGGCTCTAATATATTAGGGACTACTGGAATGTCAACAACTACGAATACTCTATCGTAAAATTTATTCAATAAATCCATAGCTAGTATTTTTTTCTCTGGACTACTAATATCATTGCCAATAGCTTCTATAATCTGTATTACAGATGCTGTAGCTAACTGTAGAACTTTCCATGCTTCTCCTATTGCAAAACTTTTAACTACACGAGCGCTATTTTGTGCGCTTAGTATTAGTTTTTCTACTTCTGACCTTATTAGGTCTTGGCTTTTTAACATCTGATTTTCTCCCATCATTTATAGAATTTGCAATTTCTCTTTCTTTTTTGTCTGCGCCGTCCCACCAAGTTTTTTTGATTTCTTTTCTGCTGTTGATATATTTATATAGAATTGCTAGTTGGCCACCAATAAGTATTGCGCTTTCAACACCATGACTAACATCACGGATAAGATCTTCTTTTTGGCTGCTCTCTCCTATGATACCAATGAGATATAGCCCACTAAATAAAAAACTTACAAGCGTAAACCAAAATTCACTAGTTTTATAGCCGGGTTTAATCATCTTATGCCTCTTATATACTATACACCAAAGGGTATTAGCCGATTAAGAAACTGGTAATTGAGTAATTAATATTCCGTTATAAAAGCGATTTCCGTATTTGCTTTGAATATCAGATATTGTTGGAGTATTTTTAACGTCGGTGTTTAATGTTAAATAATATCCTCTTACGGTGGCAGATAGTACTGCCGAACCATTTTTAATAGGATTAGCAGATTTAGAAGTTGAAATATCTGTAAAAGGTCTAGACATTATTTATTCTCCAATTTATAGTAGGTATTTACCATGCTAGTATCTCTAT